AGCTCTTGTTGCCAGAAGTCCTCGCGGAAGCGGCGGTTCCAGGTACGGTTAAGGCCGTCCGCGTACAGAGCTTTTGGGCGGATAATGATGAAGGTCATCATATAGCCATGCTCTTCGAAATTGCGCCTCCAACGACGTGAACGCATGCCAGAAATACCGTGGCCGAAAAGATCGCCCACGCCAGACCCCCCAGGCGCTGTTTGGAGGACTTCCGAGAATTGGATAACGTCTCGACCCCCGCCCAGAAACTCAGGACGCTGAAGCCGAGCGTCAGCGTAGCGAACGCCAAGATACCTAAGATACTCAGCGTATCGTGAGCCATAGCGAGCGCGGGCCTCCTGGAAGCGCTGGAGAGCCGCAGCCTCGCGAAGCGGTTTGAGGGGGATGGATGAGGGGTCGGAGAGGTCCGGGAAGACCTGTGGCCGGTTGGACGGCCCGCCAGCGCCGGTTGATTGCGTGCGGAGGAGCGTATCGCCGTCCTGGCCGATACGGATGGTGGGTTGCGTGGTCCAGTCGCCAGAGGCGGACGTAGCGGTGCCCGAGCGATTGGAGGCGGAGCCGGGAGGGTTCGAGGTGGAGAAGCCGATACCGAGGATAGGCGCGGTGGTGCCGAGCGGGATCGTGATTTCGGTACCCTTCGCCTCGAAGGGACGTGCCGAGGTGAAATAGTCCTTGGGCCATGCAGCAAGCTGGAGATCGGTGTTAGTGGTGGTGTCGGTGCCGGCCGCAGTGGAGATGACGAGCTCGTCCTGCAGATCCTGATCGCGATAATATTCGTTCCAGATCAGGGAATACGCGCGAAAGGGGAGAGCCGAGAGAGGACGGCTTGCAACACCTGGAGGTACACCGAGGTAATCAGCCAGAGAACCAACAGCGAAGCCAGTAGAAACGGGAGAGTTAATAATCGGAAAGCTACTAAGGTCATCACCATCAGGGCCACCAGTAATGAAGTCTTCCCAGTCATCCCAAACAAGACGGTGCGGTACAAACCAATCATGAATATCGATGTTAACGGTGTGCATGACCGGCGCAAGGAGTGGCTGAGCGCGAATAAGTGCAGACGTACCTTTCTGGAATGTGTCACCTGGGAGAACCTCCGTTAGACAGATCGGGACAACGTAACCCATATCCATCGATGCAATTTTCTGGTTGGACAGTCCGAATTTACTGCGGCGTCTCATTTATAGTGTGCCTCGTTTCTTGGCGTAAAGCTTGCGGTTCATAAGACGTTCGAATGCTGGATTGTTCATTTCGAGGATGAGCGTTTTATACCTTTCATCGTTGATCGTGCCATCTTGCGAATGAGAGCGCGCAACTTCGCGCAGCTCGCGCACTTCTTTGAGACGTTTGTCATTTAGCACTTGGGGGCTGTTGGGGTCTCGCCCGGCATGTTTTCGCGTAAGCCGAGTAAGGTATCTGCCGATGGGAAGTTTTCGCCCCCCGTGTCTGAGTACAGTAGGTACATCCGGGAGCGTATCGGAATTAGGGAGTTGTAGAAATGCTGATGCAATCTCAGGAGCATAATCGGCTCCAATTCCTGGCCTTCTACTTGAGCGGCTGAATTCTGGGTGTCTTCCGTTAAGACGTTCATCATGCCGGTGTACCATTTTCTTGGTGACGTACCCGACAAGGTAAGCAGATGTAGCAGGTTCAATGGAACCAAGATCGGTACCACCAAGTCCCCAGGTTGTAGTGATAAGCGAGCATTGAGGACAGCAATACCCGCGTTGCTTAATTTTGTTATGCTGAGTTCTTCCATAATAACAGCTCTGAAATGAGAAGATCGCAGCATGATAGTGAGGTCGTTCAGACTTATCTCCATATTCTCCCACAGCATAGTAGCGGAACCTTTGAGGATAGATTGCTTTGCGGAGCCGCATCCAAAAATACTTGAGGTGATCCGGCTCCAGCGATCCTAGGGGAGGGACGTTTTCCGGGGAATAGGTGAGCGTGACGAAAGTGTTGTGCTTGTGGAGCGAAGCTTCCAGCAGAATCCGGTGTGTCCACTCTTGCTTGCGCTTGATACGACACGGCTCGCATTGACCACAGGGGAAAAGCGAGCCGTGCATTAAGACCGGAGATTGGCAGAGGGTGCGGCTCATTTACATCCTGAAGCCGATCCGCATTGGGGCGCCACGGCCCCGAGCGAAGTTACGCCGTTTCTTGTTTTTGCGGCCCTTACGACGGCCCTTGGGTCGGAATTTGCGACGCATCAGTAATCCCTTTTGTTAAAGCCGCCAGTCCACATCCGGGACTTTGAGCGGGTTTTGCGGGTGTAAGTGCCCGTGAGGCCATTGTAGCTCCAATACTGGTTATCCGCCAGAGGGACGGGCGGAGGAGTATGACCGCCCCCGAGCGACGGGGCGAGCATGTTGCGGACCGCCCATTGCCAGGCAGCAGGAGTATCCTCGATGCGGTCCTTGGCGTCTTTCGACGGTGTAATGGCCCATTGGTCAGGACCCACTTGTACAAAGCCCAAGTCTCCGACCGGGCCTGCCTCCGCAACGCCGCCTGGAGCCGTGGATTGGCGGGCCATGGGCGATGTTTTGACAAGTCCACTATCGGGCTGGCCTGGAACGTTATACGCCTCGCGTGACGTCGGAAGGCCTGGAGACGAGCCTTGGCGGATTTTGGCGATCTGGGCACCCAGGAGTTCATTTTCTAGCCCAGCGCGCTGGAGAGCGAGCGATTGGAGCGTCTTACCGACCGCATCCAGCTTTTGGCCCGGAGAACGCGTAGAATCCACAGCGCGAGATAGGTCCTGGCCCGCGGCGGCAAGGCCGGAGAGTGGATTAGTATCGCCGACAGAGACAGGCGAATATGAGTGTGTTTGAGCCCCCATTGCGTAAAGAGGGTGTATTCCCGCAGCTTTGGCGTCTGCTGCGCGCCATTGAATACCATTTTGCGCGAACTCCTTTTGTTGCTTGTACTGCTGTTCAGCGGCTTTCTTAGCCGCGTTAGCTCCGAATATACCGGAGGCGATGTTCGCGCCTGCCGAGATAGCTGCTGCTAGCATTTGGTTTTACTCCGCCATGAGAATTTTGGGGGCTTTACCCGACCCCCGGCCGCGCCTGATGCGTGAAGAACCTGTTTCCGAGCCTCACGACGTGAACATATGTCAACCGCCTGTTTAAGTGACCGCACTTCAGCCATGCGGACCGTAGGATCGCTAAAGCGATGAGGGCGGCGGTTTTTGCTCGGAGTGTTCGGGGTGACATCGGGACTAGGTGCGGGGATCGTTGCCCGGTGATGAACTTGGGGCGTGATCGGCGGCGGCGGGGTGATCGGGATTGGACGGAGGACGAAGGCCAGGGGATCGGAATGCAGGCTTCGCCTAGTGTCATCAGGAGTTGTGTCACGCCTTCCTCTTTTGGCCATGGCCTTCAGTCTCCTTGGTATCAGTTAGCATATGCATATCAAGTAATAGCATATGCACCTAGGGTTGAGGCGAGGAAAAAAGTACCCTCGCCGGGTGGCATGCCCTCCGAACGTCGTTCGAAGGGCAGCGCGACAGTGTGAGGTGGGTTGTGGCCGTCAAGCGTTGTCCTCGACACCAGCGACGTTCACTGCGTGAACCTCTACTGGGTCTGCGGGAACGCCTGACGGACGATAGGTCATTTGGCTTTAGGAGCCTTTTTAAGAGGTGTGGGAGCCGGTGTTTCAGTTTCCGGCTCCGGAGAAGGAGAAGGAGGAACTTCAGCCTCAACAGGAGCCGGAGGCTCCTGCCGAGGCTGAAGTTCTGGAGCGGGATCGAAGTCCTCTTCCATTTCATAGGGAGAGCGGAAGATGGGGTCCTCATCCACATCGAAATCGTCGGCGTCTTCGAAGGTTTCCATGCCGACATTTTTTAATTCATCTTGGAGTTTTTCAGACCGAATGAGACGTCTCATTCGGTCGTCAATAGACTCAGGCTCCGCCTGATTAAGGGAGAGCTCGATCGGGACGCCGTTGGGTAGGTGGCGTTTGCCGTCCGGCCCCACGTGATAACGGATGTCGTGAGCCGAGGGCTCTTTGAAGTAGGTGCGTTTGACGCGGTCGAGGATGTTTTTTTGGACTTCTTTGACCGCTTCTTCGAGTAGTTCCTCGAAGGTTTGGAGTGTTTCATCAGCCATTTTGCGACCTTCTATCCTAATATAGATGAGACTTACCAGTTTGAGCCACCAGACGACGTGCCTGAATACTGTTGATCGCCTTAACCAGAATGGTGTGCTCAGAAGGGACCGCAAACGGCTCTTCGGAGGGCACGCATTCAATAAAGTCCGCGTTAAGCGCAGGAGACGAGCCGAAAATGCGGGCGAAATGCCAGAAATCAAGCGTAGTGCGGAAATCACCCGCAATACTGCTTTCAGCGTAACGATACTCATCGTAGCGGTCTTGATATCCAAAGACGTTGTAGGGCGAGGCGTGAGCGAGGTCTACCTCTTTATTGAGGATTGCTTGCTGGCCGATAGATTGAAGTTCCTGTTGCCAGAAATCTTCGCGAAAGCGCCGCTTCCAAGTCCGGTTGAGGCCGTCAGCGTAAATCGCCTTCGGGCGGATGATGATGAAGGTGAGGAGATAG